AAAAATAATTAAGTGTTTAACTTTTAAAATAAATAAAAATGAAAGAAAAATTCACCGTAAGACGTTCCGAAGACGGAAATCAAGTTTTACATCAGCTGAACAATCAATTATTTTGTAATGTAGAAGCTTTATCGGCAGATAAATCAGTAGAAGACTATGAGTCTGGGACTACATTCTTAATGTCGGTTGCTACAGCTATGACGGTAACATTACCAAAATGCCAAAAAGGATTGCAATACACTTTTGTATGGACAGCAATACCAACAGCAGATTCTCACATTATTAATGCAGACTCAACAAACGATACATTGTTAGGTGCTGTTGCAATGATAGATGAGGACACTACTGTTGTTGCTACTAATGCAGGTGCTACAACTGCGTTTGCACACCCTGCTTTAGCTGACCATCAAGTTGTTATTGATGCCGCTACTACTAATACTACTAAAGGTGGTGAAATTGGTAGCTGGTTAAGATACACAGGTATAAGCGAAACACAATGGCTTATTGAAGGATGTTTATTAATTAATGGTACGGTTGCAACTCCATTTACTTAATAGTTAATGGATAGCAATCCTTAATATACTTATCCCCCTCTTAGATTTTTATAATGACTTAAAGGTCTATGAATATTCAGAGGGGGAATGAGTATCATTATTATGAGCAGGTATATATTAAAAATTAATCCCGATACAGGGAAAGTAGAAAAACATTCCGAGTCCACTCGTAAAGAGGGGAGTGGTTTATTAATTAAAACAAGCAGGCCAGGTTTGAAATGGACACACAAACATGGGCGTAAATTAAAAAAATAAAATTATGAGCAAAAATGAACATTTAATATTTTATAGGTCAAAAAGTCCAGCTAAAATGAGCTACGTATTTTTTGGTAACTATAAAGACAAAACAGGTAAAACGCATACTTATACAGATGTAAACGGTGTAGCACATAGAGGCTTTCCAAATACTCAACCTGTAATAAGATTAGATATATTTATGGAACATCACAAATTGGTAGATGAGTTTTTAAAAAACCATCCACTAGTTTTAAATGGTTCTTGGTTAAGAGATGATTCTATTGTAAGGCAAGAACAAGAAGCTAATGCTATTATGACTTCTGCTAATGCAGTTATGGAAGCTGCTAAATTAAATATGAAAGAGGTTAGAGATATTGGTAGATTACTAGGTTTAAATCTAGATTCTAGAGATGATATCTTAAAAGCTCATATATTAAAGATAGCTGCAGAACAACCAGAAAACTTTATGTCAGTTTGGTTTGATGATAATAGACATTACAGATTGTTTGTATTAGAGGCACAAGAAAGAGGTATTATAGTTTGGGATAAAGATACATTTAAGTATGGTTCACAAATTATAGGTATTTCTGAAGACCAAGTTATAAAATGGTTAAAAGATAATAAAGACATTCATGCTTTACTAAAACAACAAATGAGTGGTAATGGTAAAGTAGAAATGGATTTAGTTGAGCAGAAATTATCTGCTTCAAAAAAAACAAGTAAAAAAAAATAGTAACAAATGGCAAACATCTCTGGAATTAATGACGCTATAAATAGAGTAAGAACTATTTTAGATAGAGGCAATACCCCATGGATGTCTAATTCTGAAATAAAAGATTTTATTTCTATGGCTACTAATGAGTTCGTAAGAGAAAGGGTTAATATATTTGGGGCTACACAAAAATTAAGAGATGATTTGGGTAATTATGTTAGGACTGCAACGTTTAATTTTGATGAAGCTAATAACTCTAGTCATTGGAGTAACGTTGGTATTGATGTGGATAGTATATCTAACATTACGTTTGTTGAAGAAAATATTTTAAGTCAAGAAGCAGGTGTTGAATTTGGTTATTTATTAGGAATTAAAATAGAACAGTTAAATGGTACTGTTCCTGATGGTATATCAGAGTTTGTTCCAGATATTTTAAACCCTTCAGTTAGTTATACATCTACTTTTCATAATTGTAAGGTTATTAGCTTAGATGACGCACAAGCTGTATTAGACGACCCGTATAATAAACCAGAGGTAGGTAGTTATCGAGCAGTAAAAATTGGTAACATATATTTTATATTACCTAATTTGGAACAAGAGGAGGACGAAATTGGTAATCTAATTGTAGATTATAAATTTCATTTTGACTTTGTAGCCGATAACAATGACGATGAAGAAATAAACATTGCTAGATTACCTCAACATTCTAGAGAAGAAGTTTGCCTTATTGCTGCTAGAAAAATACTTGGAACAACTGCTGATGAAAGATATCCTGTAGGGGATAACGAAATCAAAGAGTTGAATAAATAATTTGCTCCCTGCTTTGTGATGAGGGGTAAGATTCGTTCTGCCCCTTGTCTATGCAGAAAAACATAAAATATGACATTAGACGAAATAGCATTTAATATTAAAAACATTGTAGAAGGTGGTATACATGGCACTGATTCAAATATATCTACTAGACAGATAAAAGGTATGATACATTACCATAGAGCTCAGTTGTTAACAAAATACACTGATTCAGGCAGGTATCTATCAGAAAAGTTATATTCTTACAAAAGAGATGCTATTACAGATGGATACATAGATTTACCAGAAATGGTAGGCTTTCCTAATAATAGGGCTTTAGTTAGTGTTATGCTAGAAGGAATATCAGGTGGCGCTAATTTAAGTGATGCTACTATTGTTCCTGTGTTTACAGAAGAAGATGCGCAATTTCATTTGCAGTCTAGATTTTCTCCAGTTAACAATCAAATATATGGAGTAATAGATGGTAGTCAAAGTAGAATTAACTTTTTCTTTAATGAAGGTATAACTGAATATGAAGACGCTAATGCTATTATAACTATTAAGTATATAGCCTCTAAACCTGAAGATGGTAAAATGGGATATCCTTTACCTGATGAATTAGTTGCTACATTAGTAGAAACGCTATTATCAAAAGAGTTTAATGTTATGTTGACTGTAGGAAAAGACTACACTAATAATTCAGTAGATGATAATGTACAAGGAACTGCAGTTTCTTTTAACGCTCCAAGTGCTGCGCCATCTGCTAATGCAAGGTCAAGAAGAGCAAGAACTAGATAATATGAACATAAGAAAATACAAAGATAAATATGTTTTATTAAAAGATATATTTGAAAACATAAGGAGGGACATAAAAATTAAAGGAACAACTAAAGATAGACAATTATCTTATACAGAATATAGGTCTATTGTAGGGGGTTTTTTTGACACTTTAATAGAGGATGTAGCTAGAAATAGAGACAAGGCTAGATTACCTAATAAGTTTGGAACTGTTTATGTAAAAAAATGCAAAAACAAAAGGGCTTTTCATGTTAGGTTAGATATTGTAGAAAGCGAAAGAACAGGTGAAGTTGTTAAATACAAAGTGCCCATATTTAACGATTACTACAATAAAGTTGTTTGGTTAAGGCCAGCTAGGTATAAAAACTGTAAGATACTTCCTTTATCAAGATTTAAAAAAGTTATTAAAGAAGTAAAAGAATATTAATATGAATGGACAAGCTGGAAAACGTGTTAGTGTAAAAAGGGTTGTAGCAAACGTAATAAGAAATATGGAGGTTTCTGATTCTGCTAGAATGTTTCATTCTTTTGTAGAATGGGCCTTTGAAGCAGAAAGAAAAATAGGCAGTTACAAAACTTTTGTAAAAAAAACAACATCATTAGATGTAGAAAATAAACAAGCTACATTGCCAGATGATTTTTTAAGTTTAATAGATGCTAAAAAAAGTGGTAGTGCTAGTAATGATTATTTACATCAAAGTAGCGCTACGTTTCCCGCAAATATAGATAAACAAAATATGTTTTATTTTACAGAAAATACTATTAATTTATCTACCACTGATATAAGCTCTATAGACATTACATATTATTCTGTTGACACAGATAGCGAAGGCTTTCCTACTATAGCAGATAATCACGAAGACGCAGTTTCTGCATATTTAATGTATAAATATAAAGCAAGAGATTATTGGAATGGTAAATTACCTAGGGCTATATATATTGATTTAGAAAGAAATTGGTCTAAGCTTTGTGCGCAAGCAAGAGGTAATGATAACATGCCTACACCAATAGAAATGAAAAAAGCTGCAGAAATATGGAATACTTTAATTCCTATTAAAAGTACTAACGGATTACTTAATGTATAATGTCTACACCAGGAAAACCAAATATATTTACTAAGGGCATGATTAAAGACCTTGATGAAGGTCTACAACCAAAAGAATCATATAAAGACGCAAACAATATTCGTGTTACAAGCACAAGCGGTGATAATGTAAGTATACAACCATTTCCTAGTGATAGAAAAGCTATAGAGTTTACACAATCAGTAACTCAAGTAGAAACTACTAGCACAGTTTCTTATTTAGATGGTTGGCTAAATGCTCCAGTAGTAACTTTAGGGGAAATAAATTCATATTATGAAAATAATTTTTTTAATGGAGCTTTTTCTGATGTAACCCCCGATGTATCATTTTCTGGTTTTGGAGGAAATAATTCAGATGGAAACGCTTTAATTGTAACTATTACATTAGAATTAGCTCAATCAGGAGAAGTAGTTTTAGAAGAAGATTTGTCTGATGCTGTAAGTCTTGCTGAATTTTTAGGAATAGCTTTAGATTTAGATACGGCAATTTCAAATATTATAAATGATAATGAAGAATTATCTATTGTTAGTACAGTTACTCATTCTGGTGAAGTAGGTACACAATCAGACACATGCGTATGGACATTTGTAAATACAGAAGACCCAAATAATAATGTAATCAATATGAGTATTGATTTTAATACTCAGGCAGATATTATTGTAAACACTGAAGGTATTTTTGATGATACAATAGCAGATATTTTTTCAGTTTACATAAATCAATATGGTTTAAATGTAATTATGAATATGTTGGGTGGACTTTTTGACCAAGCAGAATTATTAATACAAGGTTATTATACTGGTTTAAATCTACAGACTTTAGAAGGTAACATTTTAAACATTCAAACACAAACTTTAAATAGTATAGCAGCAAATATAGCAGCAAATATAGGTATAGATATAACCACTATTCCAAATAACATAAAAATTATAGGTTATTATGGATTTTCTGATTATTTAGTTTTATTTGCTAAATGGCCTTTGTTAGGAGCAATACAACAATTTTATGGATTATCAGAGGCTAACGACATGATAATAAAAGTAAAGCAAAAAAAAGATGGTTTGCTTTCTACGGATGAGTTTGAGTTATTAAATCAAACAGATGCATTTAGTATATATTTTGTAGGTAATTTAGAGTTTGATGAAAATAAAAAATTAATAGTAGAGGGTTCAGAAGAAAATTACAAAATAAGAAGGCTATATTTTACGGATACAGAGTTTACTTTAAAAACTATAAATGTGGGTTTACCACCTATTGTATATAGTCCATTTCAAAATCAACCTAAATATTTTAATTTATTTGTACCATCTGTTTTTTCTCCAATATTAGTTACAGGGGTAAGGCAGGGTGGTTCATTAGATTCTATTTCTTATGCTTACGGTTATAAATATGTAACTGCAGATGGAAGAAAAAGCACAATTTCTCCTTTATCTAATCCAGCCAGTCTGCCTACTACAAGTTTGACTACGGTAGGAGAGTTTGTAAAAGGTGGCGACGCTGGACAAGATACGGGAAAAACAATTAAAGGAGAGATAAGAAATATAGACACAAGATATTCAAAAGTAGAAATAATTGCTATACCATATATAGATAATGTACCTGGAAATCCTTTTGTGTTTTCTGTTAATTCTATACCTCAAGTAGGAATAGGTGAAGAAGTTACTATAGACTGGGTGCATACAGGCTCAGAAGAAACTATTGAAGAGCTTACTATTGATGAAATAAATATAAATCAAATAGTTTGGGATACATGTAAAGCAATGGAAACTAAAGACAATAGGTTATTTTGTGGTAATTTAAAAAATACTACCACCACTATAGAAACAGACTTTATGTTAGCTTCATATGATAGAAACAATAACCATCACTCCCATTCGGGTGGTAATCCTAATTTATTTGATGATTTAATGTATTCTATGGGAGGTTTAAAATTTAATGCAGCTGGTGATGGAACTGAAGCTATTGTGGAACCTGAGGATAACGCTTTTGGGG